CGCCTTTATCACCCTTATCGCCTTTGTCTCCCTTTTCGCCGCGAGGACCGACTGGACCCATAATACCAGCAGGACCTTGTTCGCCTAGATCTCCTCGATCACCTTTCAGTCCACGCAAACCAATAGGACCAATCTCGCCGCGATCACCCTTTTCGCCTTGCGGACCACGCAAACGAACTTCGCTGATATTCAAAGTCGTATCCGACTCTGCTATCATACGTTTAATTTCTTCGAGGATTTCGCGCTTTGCTTCGTTTGCTTCAGAAAATGCAAACTTACTGGCGACAGATAGGATTCTTGCTTTTTCTAATTCATAGGATGGACCCATGAATCTTTCTGAGATTTCGCGGCGCAGGTCTTCAGTGCTCGCCTGAGCGAACTTATTAGCGATGGAAAGTAGTTTGGCTTTTTCCACCTCGTTCATAGCTAATCATCTTCCTTAGATTCCATTTCTTCGACCAAATCTTCTCTAGATACTTTCTCAATAGCTTTGGTCATATTTTCAATAAGTTTCTTATCTTCTTCAGAAAGTGGTTTTGGTACGAATGATTCAGCTTTTGGTTCTAGTTTCTTAGCAGGAGCAGGAGTATTATTAGCGCCTGCTTTAGCAACTGATGCTTGTGCTGGATTTATCGTAGGGTTATTTACTGCCGCCCCATCTTCTTCGCTTGGTGCAGCCGCTTCTTCGCCTGCAATTTGTTTATCAATTTCTTTGATTTCGTCGTCGTTCTGCTTAAGAACATTCTTACGAATCCACTCAATTGAATAGTATTTTCCTGCATATGCGTCAACGATACCAAGAATATTCAGTCTAGAGTTGACCATTTCCTGTTCTTTGATTTCAGCATAATAGTTATCGCGCTGAAAATCATACTTGATATCATTTCTAAATTCTTTCCATTCTTGACGAGTAATTACACCAGTAAGAACTAGCTGAATCTCTAGAAGATTATCGAATAGATGGCAGAAACGTGAACGCAAACGCTCAGTAAATTTGGCAAACTTAATTTCGTCGCGAGTAATTTCACCCTGACGACCCATACTAAACGTGCCTTCTGGCTCAAGACGAGTTACTGGAACATGAAGTGACTTGTATAGTTTCTTCTTGAAGTAATCAACATCTTCCATCTGACCAAGATTTTCACCGCCAGGAAGTGTTGTGATTTCTGTACCACGGCCACCTTCGCGGCGTGGTAGCCAGTAATCTTCAAGCATGGTCATAAACTTACGGTCGTCTTTGATTTCGCCAGTATCAGCATTATATACTAGACGATTCTTATGTTTGACCATCATATCTCGAACATACTGTTCAGCTTTTGCTTTTGGAAGATTACCAACGTCAATATAGAAAATGCGACGCTCGGGCGCTCGCGCGAGACGGTAGATAACTACAGCATCTTCAAGCATACGCAACTGATTCAGCGGTTTAATAGCACGATGAAGATATGATAGAACCATAGTATTGCGTGAATCCAGCAATCCGCTATGAACATAGCAGATAGAATCCTTAGCAATCTTGACGCCTTGAGTTAATGTTCCTGTCGGACCAGTTGCTCCCATAATTGTGCCCATTGGATTATAAATGTAATATTCTTCATAGGCGGGAATAACTAGTTTTGAATTCTGACCAACAACTGGAGTCCGACGCATTGGCTGACGCACCTTACGAATACGTCTTGGATCAATGTAACGAAGTTCTTGAATGCCTTTGCGTGGCGCTTTAGTATCAATCATAATATGATAGAATAAACGACCATCAACATACCAACGACGGAATAGGTCGTATGACATGTTAGAAAAATCAAGCATATTGAGAATTTTGTCAAACTCTTCACGAATCCGCTTCTTAACAGATTCGGGTTGTTTTAGATCATCAAGATTTATGGAGATCGGATCGGCATCATCATCTGTAACGATAGCTTCATTTACGATGTCATCAACGGCAGCTTCCACTTCTGGAAACATTGCCATTTCGCGATAACGTGTAACGAGCTGCGCTTCATTCTTAGCAGTCCCCTCCATATCCACATATGTGCCATATGCTCCACCAGGAGCAATTTCCATAGCACCATCTAGATTAGGAGGAGGCGCAAACGAAGGAACCTGCTGAGCAAGTTTTTCTTCATCTTCGTTTGCCCGCCCAATACGGAAGCCAAATAATTCGATTGCCATCTATATTCCTTCAAGTAAATTAATAATATCGAAGATAGGCAATCAATTAAGAGTCGATTACCTTATTGTTGACGTCTTTATCAACAGTCCAGTAATCATATGCGAACTCAACAGTAAATTCTTCGATTGCATCGGTTGTTTCCCAGTTAAGATCAATGCTCGAAACATTGATTGGGAAAATATTGATGAAGGTATATTCGCGAGTAGGAATAGCGGCATCACCTACTGTTGTTCCTGAAGCAAATGCACCAGTCTTTGCAAAATGTCTTACTGTTGCTTGAGTACGATATGAAGTTAAACCAGACTCAGCAATAATAGAAGCGTCACGAAGATTGTTATTGTGTGAGTTGATAAATGAACTCCACTTTTCAAATGCGTGACGAACCATAAAGTCTTCGTCGTTCATGATGGTAACAGTCCAGTTTTCAAAGGTTCTGTTACCAGCCATCTTTACGCGACGACCGAAGTAGGGCACTTCAATCTGCCCTACTGTTGATGTTGGAATCTGAGCCGCACGACATACGAAGCGAAACTGTGCTTCTGCAGTAGGTTCAGCCAGACCAGCTGGTAGCGTGCAGAACACTTCGAAAAGTGAAGCACGAGCGCCACCGAGTGGAAGTCCCTGAGCGGCGAAGGTTGACACATTAAAGGGCATTTTTTCTTTTCTCCATGTTTCCTTTTAAGTATTTATTCGCCTTATTAGAACTTGCCTACGATTTCAGTGAAATCAACACCAGTGCGAACAGCTACGAAGTTCAGCTGAATGAAGTTGATTGACCGAGCGGGTTTGATGTAGATATCACCAACGAACTCGTTGCGATCGATGACTTCTGGCGTATTATTTGTTTCGTCGCAAACAACACGGAAGTCTGTGATACCACGACGACCCTGAACATCACGCAGGAATGGCTCGACTAGTGCCTTGAACTGTGCCCGAGTAAACGCATCGTTAAATTCGAACAGAGTAAACTTAGCGGCAGTAGCGATTGCCTTCTCAAGAACAATGAACAAACGACGAACGTTGATACGATCAAACGCTGATGGTTTGGACAACATTGTCTTATCACCAAACAGGATAGTGCCCTGACCAGGGAATGTAACAACTGGGTTGATGCCATTCTTATATAGAGCGTCACGATAAGTTTTGTTTGGGTTGAACGCAAGACGAATTGTGTTCTTAATACCGCCACGATTGTAACCAGCAGGCGACCACCAAGGATCGCGCTCATTATCAGTGCGAACCATTGTACCAGCAGTATCGCCATTCAACGGAACGAAACGATAAAGATCGTTGTACTTATCGTACTGATATTTCCAACCTGAGTCTAGGATTGCATATGAAGATGAAGGTAGAGTGTTGCGGAAAGCAACAATGTCATCGACCTCTGAACCAGGATATCCGCTGTTATTAACAACGTCAGCGCGTTCTGGAGAGAACACAGCAACACAATCTTTGCGATATTCAGCAATATTATTAATCACATGAATCGCACGAGTTGAAGTTGATGCGCCGCCTAGAATCAATGAAACATCAACATCTTCTGCGCTCTTATAGAGGTTATATGCAGTAATATAATCTGCTTCACGAGGAGAAGCGCCATCGCGACCATTGGATAGTGAAATATTTACTGGTTTAGATTGTACACCTGATCCAAAATTATATGCTGAGCTAAGTGATCTGACAGAAATACCAGAAACGTGAGAAGCCCACCAAATCCATTTCGAATTGGTGTTTATATAATCTTTGTAATATGTATTATTACCAACTTCGTCTTTAGCATTATTTCCTTTAGAAAGGTTTGAATGAACTTCAAGTACAGTGTTAGCAATACCAGTTATTTGTCCCGCTTCGTCAGCAACAATAATGTGCATTTCATCGCCACTCGACCCTTGTGTTAGAGCAGCTGCTGAAGAACTAGGAGCACCAGCAAAATAATTGAAGAATTCCCAACGGCGAGTTGGCGAATTTTGCTGCGATGTAACAGCAACTGTGTTACCAATATAAGCACTACGCAGAGTTATTGAAGTAGAATTGCCAACTGCTGCAACTCGACCTTCAAAACGACCAGGACCAAGAATAATAGTATCGCCGACTGTTACTTCGGTATTGAATGACGTACCCACGCCCGTAACTGTTGTGCTATTATTTGTGAAATACACGTTACCAGTTATTGTGCTTTCGAACGCATTAGCGGTTGGGCAAACAGAAACGCGAAGAGTGTTACCGAGAACGCCTGGATACTTAGCAACCCAGTTACCAACTCCCGCAATTCCTGATGAATAATTGTCATTATAATCATCTTCACTCTTAATGATAGTGTTAGTAGTATTGCTAGCATTGCTAATAGCATTACGAGCAATTGCAGTATCAGTTGAAAGTGTAGCAGTATTTGACCCGCGAATAACTCTAGAAACATACAGAGCGTTTCCATATGCTAGAAAGTTAGAGGCAGTAAAAAAATCTGTTGCTGTGTTCGAGTTTGGTTTTCCAAATGTATTTACCAACGTATCTTCAGAATTCACAAGAACGCGAATCCCAGCTGGACCCCATGAGTAATGTCCAGCGAAAGCGCCAGTAGTCGTGCTTACTGCTGGGATGATCGTTGTAAGATCGATCTCCGTTACGTTGACGCCTGGAGAGATTTGAAAAGGCATAGTATTCTCCTATATAGACGAAGGAATTCTTCGAATTCTTTAGATTCTGAATTATTTATAAAAATGACATTTTAGCGATAAAATTCCCAATCGCCCTGAGATCTTGGCTCAACGGATTGAACGTCTATTCCGTCGTCGATGAATCCAGCGGGCAATATATCATCATGAATACCTTGCATTGTTTCGTCCGAAATAGACCGCCTGACGTCGCTATTTGTAAGGTCTTTGAAATACGGCTGAGTGACTAGCCAACCAAAAAGAACCAAAGTCATAGCTAAATCGTCATGACAACCTTCTTCAGCTTTGTATGTATCTTTCACCTCAACAAATGTTGTAAGTTCTTCTATAGTATCAAAATCATTAATTATTAACTTATTTCCTTCAATCAATGTTTTTAGGTTTGAACAACCAATTTTCTTTACAGATTTTGTTGTTCGGATACCAAAAGCAGATCTGGCGCTAAATCCGCCTCCAATTTTGATATTTCTGTTTTTAGTAAAAGTTGCTATGACGTTTTCGTATTCTAGATCGGTAAACAACGACTGAACAACTTGCTGTCCAATATTATTAGTTTCACCCAATACCCAAGCATTATTATACATTCGAGCAAAACGATAAATTACATCAGGAAACATAAGAGGAGCGACAGTTTTATTTCTATATTTCGCTACTTGTTTGATAGGATACTGTGACACATCAAATATTGATAGGGCAGAATAGTCTCCACCAACGCCCTCAGATACGTCAAACACACATATATATTGTTTTTTGTAATCTGGCATTTCATATATATCTAAACCAAATGAATCTTTATTTGGTTTCAACCAAACCATTTCGCGTAACTTGAGTGGATGAATTAGCGTATGCGATGAACCAATGAATTCACACTCAAACTCTTGACGGAACTGCTCTTCGCTGGTGTTTCGTATGGTTTGTAGTTTCCATTCCTCATCTCTTCCAGGAACGTCAGACCAATGAATCTCAATGGGCTTATATTCGCTCCGACCTTCGGTAGCGTCGACCCACATCTTGAAGAAATGATTCATGCCGTTTGGAGTTGATACTATAATAATCTTGGTTGTCGTACCAGATGAAATGGTAGGATATGTAGAAGCAAAGAATTGATCAGCAAGATTACGCTGCACGAAGGCGAACTCGTCAAGGAAAATTAGGTTATACGATCCACCGCGAATGGCGCTTGATGAAGTAGCAGCAGCTACAACTTTTGAGCCGTTTTCCAGTTCAATATTACCTTTGTTCCAAGTAACAACGCCTTGCTGTAAAAACTTAGGTAGATATTCATACGCAAGTTGTAGTTTTGCGAGTAGGTCTCGTGCGAGCGCGCCCTTATTTGCGAGAATAGCTACATTCTGCTGATCTGTGAAAAGAATAAGCCAAAGAATGTAAGCAACCGAGGTAGTAGACTTACCAACCTGACGAGGAAGCTTACAAATAGAAAAACGATTATCTGCAAACGTATGAAGCATTTTCGCTTGGAAATCCCACATCTCAAATGGAATTAGACCACGATCAACGTTTACAATTTTAATGTATTTGCGCGCGAAATACTCTACGTCCTTGGCGCATTTGACGTATTCTTCAATCTCTTCTTTTGTATATGAATGGACAACCCCAGCAGCTTTGAGATTAGGGTTGCCAAGATAAGTTTTTACAGTCATTTTCTACCATTTATCAGTGCTTGCAATTCGGCAGCATTACCTACAAAAAGAGCATTGGTGACGTTTTGTGGCTGATCTTTTGGTTCATCGCTTTTCTTAAGATCTTTCAGTTTTTTCTGAATATCAAGCAAATCTTTATTAGCATCAACCATAGTTTTGATTAGTTGCCCAACAACTTCGAAGGCACGAGGATGCTCGGAAGTTTTAGCAACTAGCAATGCTTCCTCGAGGGCATCAGTTCCTTTATTGATGATATTGTGAAGGTTCTTACGAGCCACACTAAAATCAGAATCAATGTCTTCATTCACTTCGACGGCAGGTAATACTTCTACCATAGGAGGAGAAATGGGAAGACCTAATGCTTCTTCAACACTTTGTTCAAATTTGGTTTTATTTTCATTCATCATTACCCGTCCTTGGGTTATACTTTTTTCCATCTGTATAGAAGAAAGTATTAGTTGCAAATCCATAATCATCGTCAGCATCAATATTCAAATAAGGAATAGAAGCAGCACTGTTAGATGTAGGTGAACCGTTCGCAAGCAATCCTGGAGTAATTACTATGCGAGAACTGCGAGGAACATTAGCAGTATCAGCCAAAGTAATACGATTGCCAGAATTCGCCGTAACAATACCAAAGTCGATTTGAGTCCGTTTGATAACGCCCTGACGACGAACGGGACCGTAGATATATCCACGCATCGTAAAGTCTAAAGTGTAAATCAGAGCGCGACGAGTTTCAAAGTCTCCTTCGTAGGTATCTTCAGTAGAAATGCTGTTCAATACGCAAGGAACATCCATTACGATATTCATGCTAGGAATCAACTTGATATTATTGACCCACTCTGGACCAAAGTATGGCAAAATTTGTTCAAGAATCTGAGCGCCGTCGTCGCCGTTCTGAACGAAAATCGAAAGCGTGAAGTTGAAGTTATATGGAACTGGCGTATATTGATAGTTCAGTTTGTTCTTATCATCAACGACATGTACATTCTTTATGGTTGCTGGTAAACGGCGAGTCGAATCGTATGTCACGCTGGTCATCTCAAAACCCATACGAGGTAATGAAATAGCAACTGCTCTATCTAGATCAGGATCTTGTGAAATACGAACGAGAAACTTTTCTTTTGGACCATATGCAATAGGAACAGATAGAGTCTGTATTACCTGTCCTGCGTTGTTAATTCGTTGCACGACCATATCGTTAAACATGTTACCAAATGCGATAACATAGCGGCGAATGGTTTGGTGGTAGAATTGTGAACCAAAAATAGCCATTAGTAGCGATCCACTTCACTGAAAGGATTGCGTTCACTGAAATCAATGAAGTCAATCGACTGAGTTGTGATGTATTCGTTATTGGCAGCAGCATCGGTAGTTTCGACACGGAACTCTTGAGTTAGATAACCACTATCTTCAGATGCCAACGTATCACCATTCTCGAGTAAGAACTGATAGTTGAGGATATCCAATGAATAGGTATCTTCGATTGTGTCGATTGCTGTGTTGCCAGTATTGATTTGCTGGCTGCTGTACTGGAATATTTCGCAGGTCAAATCATATGTGTATAGTTTGCCGTGCTGATAGAAAATGTTTTCATGCTCAACAAACTTGATTTCATATAACTTATTATTGAGGGGAAAGAATATCAGATCACCTTCGAGCGGACGAGATGAAGTGATAGAGTATCCGTTTGCTGATCCTGCCTCTAGCTGAATAGAATCGCTAACCCCCCATGCGTTGGTGTTGGCAGTTTCTACCTGATAGTTGTAGCCAACCTCAGTAAGAATCTTTTCGTTTGCGATTTGGCTCCAGCGTTTACGAGCCATGGTAAAAGTAATCTGGTCACGAATCTCAAGATTGAACTTAGATAGAAAGTCGCCCTGACCTTCAAACTGCTGTACGTTCTTAACATACACTTCAAGATCAACAGCATTCTCGAACTTGGATAATGTGTCCTCGCCAAGCAGATAGTCTTCTTTGACTAGAGTCCGTGGCATATACTTCACGTCCAGTCCATGAATCTTGATAGACTCGATGATCAGATCTTCAGCAACGTCTTGTTGCCGACCATATGAATGCGGGCGGAAGTATTTGTTCGTGGTCATAGTTATCCAATCATGTCAGTGACAGGGAGTGAGTAATCCATGATCACTTCATCTTCCAGTTTATTGATTTCTTCAATCGCTTCTTCCCAAATCTTCTGACCATTGAACGTTACGCCGCCAGGAAGTTGCATACCTTCGAACTTCTTAAGGTTTTCTCCCCACTGACGCTTAACCAATGCAGTTGCATATTTCTTTAGCCAAGAATCTTCCCATACATCTGGATATGTTTCTGGATCAATAGTACGATAACCATCAATGATTATGTACTGTCCTGCTACAACGTCTTCGCTCCATGACATATCAATATAGAGCCGATCCATGTGGCGATTGAAGCGGATTGGTTTCTTGCCAACAAAAACCTCTTCTAGAAACTCGATATGTTTCATTGCCATAACATATGGAGCTACATTTACGCTGGTTACATTAAAGAGTTCGTTCAAATGCAACTGATAACGAACATTAAATAGGTTTGTTGCACTGTATGAATCGTTGATATCGAAAACACGAGTAACACCAATAATATTTTCTGGAAGAGTGATGTACTTATTGGTAATATCCGATGCAGTAAGAACGTGCTGATAATAAACATGCTCAGTGCCATCGTAATGATAGTCGCGAAACTTTGCTAGTGCGTCGTCGATACGATCTTCTACCTGCTCATCGTCAACATTAATGTCGATTACAGGCGAACCTAGTCGACGAAGAACGTAATCTTTGAACTGTCGACGAGTTGTTACAGCCATGGGAATACTCCAGAATATGAGG